CCAGCATTAGTCTTATTATTAATGTTCTGATCGCCACGAGTGTTGTTCATTCCAGATAGTGTATAAACATCACCAACGACAACTGGGCTGGTAACGATTAATGATTGATCATCAACTGTCAACGTAAAACCATTAGCCGATGCCTCCTTAGCAGTAACGACAAAATAAAAACTCTGTTCTAACTGTGAACATGCTACGTTTCCATTATAAACTATTGATTGACCGCTCGCTAGTGCTTGCGATCGCGGTTTGCTTTCGCCATAAGGCAACCCAACGGTTGTGAACTCTAAATCAATGGTTGAAATAAGTTTGTCCCCAATTTTACCTTTAAAGTCAGGGCTATTTGTATCGCTACGATAAACCTTGTAGCGTTTGTAATCTTCATTACCATTGGCAAATTCCAAATCACCAGTTACTTCCCCAGGCCGTTCAAAATCATACATTGACCCATCATTGAAAAACTTAGTAATGTAAAAAGGTTCAATTTGAGAAGTTAGGTAATTAATCGAATTTTCTTTTTTGTCATCTTCACTCATACCAACAGCACTATACACTGCTGAAACCGTAAGCTTCTTGCTAACATGACGGCCGCCATAATCTAGCGAACCATTACGACCATCAAAATTTTCGGCTATTCTTTCGATTGAAGGGGAAGTTTCCTTAATTTCAATGACTTGCAACCCTATGGAACTCAAACTTGTACTCTTACCATCAAGTTTTGTAATTAATAAGTCCACTTTTACATCTCCTAACGTTTAAAAAACTGATTCATATCATATTCACGTGATTCCTTGGACTTAACTGTGGTATAAATCTTATCACCAACCAATTCGTTTTTAACAATAAACGTTGGCTGTACCCAATTGTCACTGTCGATGTTCTGATCGATGCTTCCGCCTTGATAACTTGCGGCTTGCATTGATAAATCGCCAGTTTTTATGTCACCGGCTACCGAATTAATGCTTTCAGATAATTTATCAGCCATGCCAGAAACATTACTTTGAACGGTTGAAAAGCTGTTCATTAAACCAGAATTTAAACCGTTCATGATAGCATTACCAGCAGGGATAAGTAGCTTGGCATCATAGCTGATAGGACCTTTATGTCTTCGAATCCAACCAGCAATTCCACTTACGAAACTCTGTACATTGCCCCACGCTGATTGCAAACCATCGAAAAAACTATCCATGATAGCATAACCTGCGCTCCATAAATTGATCCATGATAATGATTGGAATGTAAATTTTACATTGCTTACAACATTGCTTGCAGCCGAACGCATACCAGACCAAGACGATCTTGCAGCACTCACCATACCACGGGCAGCACTGCCAACGATGGATTTCATACTAGACCAAGCACTTGAAGTCATTGACTTAATCCCAGACCATGTGGAACTTGTAGCTGAACGCAATCCAGACCATGATTTTTGGGCTAGCGTTTTAGCACCTTGCGCAGCATTTCCGATGGCTGACTTCATTCTATTCCAAGCACTTGATGCAGCAGATTTCATACCATTCCAAATGTTAGAAATTGCAGCTTTCCCTTTATTCCATGCAGACTTTGCGCCAGAAACGGCATCGTTTACCGTTTTTGTAACGGTCGACTTAATGCCATTCCATACGCTTGACGCAATCGAATTAATGCCATTCCAAATGCCAGAAATAGCAGATTTAAAACCGTTCCAAACACTTTTACCGACATTTACCGTACCATTCCAAATATTAACTAATGCCGACTTAACATTGTTCCATACATTAACAGCCGTATTTTTGATACTGTTGAACGTATTTGAAAAGAAATCTCTGATTCCGTTCCAAATTTGAGCAGCACCGTCTTTTAAGCCGTTCCATACCAACATTAAATCTGACTTAATCATATTCCATTGACCCGTGATGATGTCGGATAACACGAGCACCGGTGCAGCTATAACGGACTTAATCATTTCCCAAACACCACCAGCGACTTCTTTAATACTATTCCATGTTTGGCTAAGATAACCAGAAATGTTAGTCCAAATTGTTGTAGCAGTGTTCTTAATGCCATTCCACAAAGTCGAGAAAAATTCGCCAAATGGTTGCCATACGGTTTGAGCCGTAGTTATGATGCTTTGCCAAATGGTTGATATTGTCGTTGTGAATGAGTTCCACATATTACTAGCAGTGGTTGTAATCCCAGTCCATAGACCACTGAAAAATTGACCTAATCCGTTCCAAATACCACTAGCAATACCGACAATACCGCTCCATAAATCTGACAAGTCTGTTTGTAACCCAGTCCATGCGCCTTGCGCTGTGCTGACGATGTTAGGCCACAAATTTGCGAAAAACTCACCTAAACCATTCCAGATACTAACAGCTGTCGTAGAAATAGTTTTCCATAGGGACGAAAGCATTGCCGTAAAGCTTTTCCATAACGCTTGCCCTGTTTTTGTCTGCGTAAAGAAATAAACTAATGCAGCAACCACGGCCGCAATTGCAGTGATTATTAATACAAACGGATTGATTGCCATAACTGCATTAAATGCTATCTGAACACCCTTTGCTACATTAATGGCAGTTTTGTAAAGATTTATCGCTGTGATAACCCCTTTGAACGCAACTACACCAGCAGTAACCCCAACGAACACACTTTTGAAAACATCACTAACGGAAGCAATACTCAACATCTTGTTTACAAAATTAGAAACTCCAGATATTAAATTTGATATGCCTTTAACGACATTGCCAATAATTGTGCCTAGTGTAGTGAACCCGCTGCCACTATTTGAAACGTCTGAAAATACCGATATAACATTTTGAGCAACTGTAATAATTGTTGAAATTACGCTTTTGATAGCATTCCATGCAGCTTGAACAGCTCCAGTGTTAAGAAATGCCACAATAGTTTCTGTTATATCTTTCGCAAGCAAAATCACAACCTGAATAACTCCATTAATTGCAGAGCTTGCCCTACTAGCAAATCCAGAAAAATCGATTGATCCCATCGCAGCTCCTAAATTGGTTTTTATAGCCTGACCAATTTGCGCAAAATCATCAGACAATGCCGAAATTAGTCCTTTGAAAGAATTAACAGCATTGCCGCCAATGGTAACGAAAACATTTTTAAGTGAACCACCTAAATTATTGACAGACGTTTTAAAAGAATCAATATTATTGTAAGCATATATCACCCCTGCTACTAATGCAGTAATCGCTATTAATCCTGCACCCCAAGGCGATACAAGAAGCGAACCAAGGCTAGACATAGTTGATACAATCTTGCCAGCAGATGTTAAAAATCCGCCAACCGCAACTGTTGCTGCGCCGATAACAGGTGATAGTCCAATGAAACTTCTAATCACTTGTGCAATACTGCTATTGCTTTCTGTCGACCACGTAATGGTTTTATTAATCATGTCGATCATTGCACCATTCACGCCACCTTTGGCAGCAAGCGCTTTGTTTCTAAGTGATTCCCAGTTACCACCAACTTGTTCAATCTTAGAACCGATATTTTGTTGCATTTCGCTGGCTTGATCTTTTAAAAACTTGGTAGCGGTGGCAGTAGAACTACTTGCACCATCTTGAGCTTTGGCGTAAGCGTCCCACGAAGTAGCCGTGTTTCCTGATTTGTCATTAACTGAATCGAGTAACGGCAGCATTGCTTGCATACCGGCAGTGTTGAACATCGTTTTGAGTGCTGCCGTTTTTTGTGAAGCACTCATGCCATCGGTAGCTGCAGCAACTTCTTTAAGAATAGTCGGAAATGGTTTCATGTTACCTTGTGCATCGGTAAATGACAATCCCAATTTCTTCATTTCTCCCGCAGCCTTATCTGAAGGTGCTTCCATTTGAATGATAGCATGGGCTAAATCTTGTGAAGCACGCTGCGCACTGAATCCTTTGTTTGTCAATAAACCAATGGATTCAGTCATGTCGCCCATGCCGAATTTAGCTTGACTAGCTACACCACCAATGTTAGCAATAGCGCCAGACATGTCTTCAATACTTGCATTAGACAAGTTAGCTGTTTGAGTTAAAATTGCCGCGGCCTGTGCTGGTGACTTTAGACTTTTACCCCAAATGTTCATGGCTTGTTGAACTGTTCCAGCAGTTGTTTGTAAATCAGCCCCAGTTGCAGTTGCTGCTTCTGCAATCGCTGGGAACTCCTTGGTGATCGTTTTAATAGATGCACCATCTTGCGCCATTGAAACCATGGCATCGGCTGCATCTTGTGCGCTAAGTGGTAATTCAGCACCCATTCTGTTAGCCATATCTGATAATTCGCCAATATCTTTGGAAGTACCACCAGCAATAATAGAAGCTTTGTTAAGTGACTGTTGGAATGTACCATAAGACTTTAATGCACTAACACCCATTGCGGTTGTCGCTACACCTGCTGCAGTGGTTACTTTGCCAATTGTACCCATGGCACTTGATATTCTGCCGCCTAATCTTGATGCGCCATTAGTCGCAGACGTGGTACTTCTGCCCATCTTATCCATTGCCGAAGTATAACCTGATATATCAGCCGTAAAAATAGCTGCTACTTCTGCCATATATTATTCACCTCCGCGATTAAACAAATCGTTAATCCGTTTAAGTGCTTCAAGATCAGGCTTTTTACGGCCTTTTTTATTTTGAACCACTTGTTCTTCTTCTTTTTCAAGTTCTCTTTGCATTTTCTTAACCGTCATCTTCGGTTTCTTAGCATTGGTTACCCCAGCATTGAACGCGGCCAACTCTAAATTATTGCGCCTCTCATCGATATTTTTTAGAGTTGCCCCATCAAGGATAGCTTTCGCTTCCCATAGATATAAAGAAAAGGGAATCTCCGGATCGAAGATTCCCTTGCGTGCAAAGTCAATTAGGAGAGACTCTTCTTCATTTCTTCCAAAGTATCTTTGATCGCTTTGGCTTGAGTCTTCTCTTCCGATGTTTTTTGTGGAAGGGATGTTAGATTCTTTTCCACCAAGTCTGTCCAATGTTTCGCGGCGCGACGGAAAAAAGACGACTTTTCAAGTTCTGCTTGAAGATCCTTGTAAAGTTCTTCAAACTTATCACCATCTGAATAATCACTATCGATCAGATCTTCGATTTCATAATCCTTTTTATCAGTGATTAATACGCGCAATGCGTTGTACACAGCTTCATTCTCATCACCAGTTACGAATTGTAACCACAATTGACTTGCGCCATCTTTCGCTTCTGCTTGCGTGCTAAGTAATGCGTTGGCACGAAATAATGCTTTAAAATTAAATTTAACCTCTGTATTACCGATCTTCATATCTCGTTATCCTCCTAATTGATTAAACGCCAGGAGCAGTTTTAGGGGCTGCTTCGGTAGTGTCAGTAAATTCGCCTGTCTTTTCGCCTGGCCGTTCGTAATCGTATAATGCTTGCAATGATTGAACTTCTTCATCTGTCAATGGGAATGTACCATCAACTAACTTACCTAAAATATTGATTGTCCAATCGATTTCAGAGAATGAATCTTCGTCAGAAATGTCGGCACTATCGACAATACCATAGCCGAACATTGCCGGATATGCGCTATGATCGTCTTCAGTAACGGCCAATCGTTTATCAACGATAACACGCCATACTTTGATTTGCTTACCATCATGCTTGGCTTTGATGATCGCGTCGGTTGCTTCATCACCCGGAACCATGTAAGACGTTACTTCGATCGAATCTTCGTTCGTTGACGGCGCAACAATCCGTCCCATTTTAGTTTGTTCATCAAGTGAATCGCCTTCGATTGATGTATCACCAGATTCTTGATGAGCAGGCAAAATAGCAGGATCACCGACTGGCGCATCTACTGATTGTAAAAAATACCAAACATCTTTACCACGATATGGTGTATCTTTAACGAATTTCACACCGTTATTTACTGTTGCCATGTTTTATCCTCCTTAAATTGTGAACGTGACTAAAAACATCGCTCGCCTTATGTCGCGTCCTGTACTTGTGTCAACCATTGTTTGCGTAGTTAGGCTATCCCAACGAATCGTCTTGCTAATCGAATTCTTAACTTTATTTACCAACGTTTCAAATTCAATTACAGAAATTGTATTCTCACAATATAAATCAATTTGTTGGCTAACTTGGTTAAGCGTATCGATCTTAGTCGATCTGTCGGAATCGGTGTGAATATTAACATGCAATAATGGCAGGGCATCATTGGCACTTGGCTGCGTAAATTTAACTTTTATTCCACCAGCCGTGCATGTGTCTCTTAAAGATAAATACCATTCTGATAATGTCATGAAAACTTCACCGCCCTTGCTAACTCACG